CAATAGTTGCATATTGGACTTTGTTTACATGTATAGGCATATTCTTTTTTGCTTATGCCTTTTACTAAACCATTTATTTCTGCTGATGGCAAAGGTTCGCTAACATGCTCATAATTAAACTTCATCAAATCTTCTTGCCAGTCGTCAGGATTTTTCTTACGATAATAAACGCCAACATTGAACAGAGAAATGTTTCTTCCACCTTCAGGGAAGCCCATTGTCATAATGTGTTGTAGGCATGGTGGTCCATCGCTAAAGTGATCAACAAGGTCTGGTTTTATTTTATCTAGAGCTTCGAATGTTGTTGTCTTTTTTTCTACTAATTCTATGAACTCTTTAAGTTTTAATTTCTTGCCTTTGCTTATTGCATAGCGTTCTGTTTTATCGCCATCCCAATAACATAAATTTATCCAGTTGCCTCTGTCACGTTCATTCGCTCTAGATATCTGCTTGGGGAAAACTTCCGAGCCACCATAGCCTAGTTGTGCAGCGAACTCATTTAATTTTGATACCATATCAATAGCAGGAATGGCAGGCTCACAGAAAAGATACAAATGAGCACCCCCAGACTTAGAACGACATAATACCAAAGGTGTATCACGAATCTTTTTTTCGAGTGATTCAAGACTTTCATTTAATTTAACCTCACCTCTAATGTCAATATCAATAACACCAAAATGACAGCTATTATTATTTAATAGTGGAATTACTCCTAATATATACTCACCACCATTTAAGTGTTCTTTAAAATTAATTTCAGTTGCTGGGTCACTTACTGTTACTGCTCGACCCGACATTTTTCCGTCAGCTTCTTTTTTATTGACTCTGTATTGTCCGTGAGCTGATTCGAAACCTTTAAACAAATTCATAAATCTTTTTACATACATCCCCAATCCTTTCTAATATGGGTTGCTAAGGAGGAACTATGAAAAAACCTTAGCAACCCAGACAATGTTATGCAGCCTCAAACACTTTTTTTACATAACATCGTCATCTGCTGGAGAATCAGGAGCGACTTTAACATCGCCACTTTGTATGTTCTTGCGGAACTCACGTGCCTCAAGATAAATGCTTTGACCTGAATCGACATTTTTAATTATGCCACCAGACTTAGCATCGAACTTCATTGATACTTCCCAGTTGAACCATGAGCCCATATCATTTTGCTCTGGGACAGATGTAAGAGTATATGCCGTCCAGAACATTGCTGGGTTAATTGATCCTTTGCCTGATGGGTGAGGTATCTGAAGCCTGTTGATCATTGAGTTCCATTTTTTAGATTTTTTAATTCCTGAAGAACTCATAGATATAATTGCTGGGGAATAATTACCATCATCCTCAACAACATAGACGAAGTATTCAGCCGTTGCCACCATTGAATTACCGTCTGGTGTTCGGAGCTTACCTCTGTCGTCTTGTACGCAACTGTCTAGGTTCGCAGGTTGCAACCCATGATCTTTAACGAGCTTGCGTTCGTCAGTCCATTCGATAAATGTTTTGCGATAGCTAACAGGAACAATCGTTATTCCAGCTTCACCATCTGCCGTTTTACCAGTTACATTATCATAGATCATTCCAGCTTCAGCACCTTTAACATGGGCAGCATCAGCCTTGTTTACCTCTGGACTTTGAGCCTGTAATATTTTAAGGCGAGGGATCAGCATATCGTCAGCTGTCATATTCTCACCTGCTGTTCCAGCATCTTCTAATAAAATGCTAGGGTCGAATGCAATTACATTGCTCTCTTCTTTTACTTCTATTTTAGCCATTATACACCTCCTGTTAATTTGGCTTTACGACCTACATATATTTTAAATAGGTCATGGGGAACGTCCTTCCCGTCAGCTAATTGTTCTTTAATAAAAGAATTTAGCCTGCCGTGATGGACACCGACTGCACGACGATAGAATAAATTTCGTTCACGCAACTCTTTAGTAAATTCGTTGCATGCTTCATCCTCGCCTTTACTGAATTGAACCTCAACATTACTTTTAATTAAATCGCCAGCATTATTACCACGCAACCAATCAAAGCATTGTTGTTGACGTAGCTCTAGTTCAGGTCTGTCTTCAGGCTTGGCACGCATTATTGCCGTTGCTGAAGGTATTGAACCAGAAGCAATATCTTGGATTTCAACCTTAGCACCATTGTTAAGAGTGAAGTCCTTCATATTCAGTTCTTGCATTAGGTCGGGCAAGTCCTGTTCAGCCAACTTAGTCAGGTTCTGCTTCTTTTCTTTCAATAGCTTTTCGAGATCTTCGATTTCTTTTTCAGTATCGAACATCGTTTGAGCTAAATCAGATACTGCACCTAGTGAGTTTGACGCAGGTGCCACGTCGTCAAGCAGATTAATAGTCACTTACTTTTTCCTTTCTTAATTCTAAGGCAACAGGCATATACCAACCTTTGCGTCTATCCCTTTCGCCTTCTTCCATATTGCGTTCCCAACGTAGGACACGCACGATCGGTGACATTTCAGCTGCAATCATAACAGTTATCATTACAGATATAGGGTCACCACCTCCTGGCCAAAGAATATAATCCTCTGGACAAAAATCCTTCATAATCTTTCTAGCTTTCTGTATCGATGGGCTTGGTAGGAACTGAGGCTTTTCATTCGGTTCGAAAACAATCTCAAGCGAACCATAACGTGCAGCATCAGTAAGGTCTGGCGTCCAGCCGAACTTATTCTTTACAGGTCGATTTACGACGTAAACTTTTGGCATTCATTAATCCTTTCTCATCGAGCCTTTTACTCTAAACTATTTTAACTATAAAGCAAGTTAAAAATACTTCGTTCTATTTTTATCGTTTTTACGATAGTTATACTTAGGCATTTCAGAATAAAATTCTTCTCCTATTTCATCTTCATTATTAGGCTTCCATGTTACGAATCTAAAATCGCAAGAAAAACATCTCCTACGAGTAAAGATTCCAGTGTGTGAATCTTTTCTACGAGATGAAATCTTCCTCGTCTCAACATTACACTTAACGCATAGAACCATTTAAATTCCTTTCTGAGCAGTAAATTTAGTGTAATTCCATAAATTCAAAAAGACAACAACTTTTTTACGTTACCGAACTTATTAATAAATAACAACGCAGTAACCAGCGTTCTGGCGTTACCGACCTGCAGTTGTTTTTAGATACGTCCATGGAATTTTAGATTATACTATATAGAATAATTTTTTGAGGTTAAAAATATTTTTTTAAAATTCGTGAATTTGTGGTAACGTCGGTAACGAAATGTCTTTTGTTTATTAAATACAATCGCTTGACGACGTTACCTAAGTCTGAAAATGGTGGTAACCGAAACCAGTGTGTGGTAACTTTTTTTCTAAACTCTTGTAAGTGATTGTTTTTAAACGAATCAAAGTTTAGAATATTTTCAAAAAAGACTTTACTTATGCTTCAAGACGAGATACACTCTTTATATCGAAAGGGGAAATGGTTCTCCCGACGATTTGAGAAAGGAAACCAAACGATGACACAAGCACAAAAAGAAAATTCATGGAACGGAGTTTTTCACAGAATATTAACAAGAACTGTTTGCGACTTTGACTTAGCGATTGCTATAGCTCGTAAAACTTGCGGTTCTGGAGTTGCTAATTACGCTTTAGAAAATAAAGAATTGATTATCATGCAAGCAAAGAAGTCTGCACAATTTCGGGCAGAGCGTGGCGTTAGACTAGGCTTTGCTAACCCTGCACACAACAACATCAACATTTAACTCGCACTGATGAGTGGTGGGGTTGCTCCCCACCCGAAACCCTCTGGGTCTGCGATAGCAATTTAGAAAGGATACAAAATGAATAAATATCTGAGGCTCGCAATGCAGGCAGTAGGGATAACTATGGTGACAGTATTTATCTCTTTATTTTTTATTTTTATTATATTAAACTTAGTTTTAGGATGCGAGACATGGGACAGTTCCTTGTGGACAGAACAAAACTCTTGCATTTTACCTTTCGAAATGTTAGGAATTCATGTTAACTCCCAGAACTAAAGCTCGCTGTAAAAAGTGGGCTTTCTTTTTTGCCAGAAATAGTTTACAGTTGTTTTACAGTTGACCACTGCAAGTTAAGGTTTACAGGAGATTAATGTGGTTTCAGATAAAGGAAAGAAAGTTCAAGTTCAAAGACCTATTAATAATGGTCGTAAAGTTGAACCAGAAAAGTGGGATGGCAGGTTTAAATCTGTTGAGCCTCTAAAGAATCAAAAGCCAGCACAACATAGGCAAGATCGTCATAAAAAGTGGAACCATCCAGCCACCATTAACTGGATTATGGGTCAAGCTGACCCTGTAGGATTTTTAGCTTCGGTTATGCAAGGCAAAGAAATGTTTCCTGTTTATACTCAGGATCAAGATGGAACAGTGCAAAATGTTGGTAAGGTTGGAGCTGACCCTGAGCTGAGGGTTATGGCTGCAAAGACTTTGCTTGGCAAATGTGTTCCTGATTTAAAAGCTGTTGAGATAACAGCACAAATAGAAGAAAGAAAGGTGCTTGACATAAGCAAATTAACAGACAATGACCTCACCACAATTGAACGAGTTCTTGAACACGCTGTCATTGAAGGACATCCGATCGGAGAAGATGAAGAGATCTCTGAAGGAGTTTACCAAAAGAGCTTGGCCAACGATTGAGCCAGGACGAGAGTTCTATGACAACTGGCACATTGATGCTATATCTGAACATCTGCAGGCAGTTGTTGAAGGAGACATTAAACGTCTAATAATTAATATCCCTCCTCGGCATATGAAGTCTATCTCGGTTGCTGTTGCGTTGCCTGCATGGACTTGGACCATACAGCCAGAAAAAAGATTTCTGTTTGCATCTTATGCTGGTTCACTTTCTATTAGAGATTCGGTTAAGTGTCGTCGGTTAATTGACAGCCCATGGTATAAAGATCACTTTGGCCATACATTTAAATTAACATCCGACCAGAATCAAAAGCAAAGATTCGAGAACGATCAGACTGGCCAGAGGATTGCAACATCAGTAGATGGTGCGTTGACAGGTGAGGGTGGTGACATAATAGTTGTTGACGATCCGCACAATGTTCGTGAAGCTGAAAGCTCAACAGTTCGTGAAGGTGTATTGGAGTGGTGGGATCAAGCTATGCAAACTCGATTGAACGATCCTAAGACTGGTGCTTTTATAATTATAATGCAAAGAGTCCATGAGAATGATCTTACTGGACATATATTAGGGAATGAATATAATGCTTGGGATCATTTATGCTTACCTGCTCGATATGAAGTCGGACACCCCACACCAACAAAATCGTCGCTCAACTTCTCAGATCCGAGAACAAAAGAAGGAGATTTGCTGTGGCCAGAGAGGATTGATGTATCAACTCTTGAAAGTCTCGAGAAAAGTCTTGGGTCTTATGCCTCTGCAGGTCAGCTGCAACAAAGACCAATGCCCAAAGGTGGTGGAATATTAAAAGCTGAGTGGTGGGTGCCATGGGAGAATCCTGACTTGCCTGAAATAGAATATGTTTTACAATCTTGGGATACAGCATTTAGCACTAAAGAAAAGACATCTTATTCTGCTCGGACAACATGGGGTGTTTTTAAAGAGAGAGGAATGACTTGTGCTATTGTTTTAGAAATGTGGTATGATCGTGTTACATATCCTGAGCTAAGAAAGCTCGCTCAAGAAGCATATCAAGATTGGGAACCAGATGCAGTGTTGATAGAAAAAAAGGCTTCTGGCCAATCTTTATTGCAAGATTTACGCATGGCAGGTATACCAGTTCTTGAGTATATGCCTGACAGAGATAAAGAAGCTCGTGCTCATGCAAGCTCGGCATTATTAGAAGATGGAAGAATTTACTTTCCATTTGACAAAAAATGGGCTAAGAATTTAATTGACATCTGTGCAGCATTCCCTGCAACCGATAATGACGACATAGTTGACACATGTACTCAAGCTTGGTTAAGATTAAGAAAAGGTTGGTTTGTTACACACTCTGAGGATTTTGAAGAAGACGATTATGAGGAAAAACAAAGGATAACAATATATGGCTAGAAAACCAGTTGCGATTCAACAACAGTTAGTTCCTTTTGCAGAATCTGCTCCTGCAGATGATCTACAAGTCGAAGCGATTGGTGATGAAGTCTTAATAGGAGATCCTGAACTAGACAATGTAAAAGAGGAAGACACGAACTTCGGTGCTAACTTAGCCGAAGATATGCCTGCCAAAGAACTTGTCAACAAAGCATCAGAATTAATTCGTTATTATGATAATGACCGTGAGGCTCGTTCTGAGTGGGAAGAACGATACAAAAAAGGTCTGCAGACTTTAGACCCTGATGGTGGCATGGACGAATCAGAAGACGAGAGAGCTTCTCGTGGTTTGTCTACTGTTGTGCATCCTATGATTGCTGAAGCTGCAACTCAGTTTAATGCTAGAGCTATCGCAGAGCTTTATCCGAGTGGTGGTCCAGTAAAAGCAGTTATTGTTGGCGACCCTAATGAGGAGTTAGAAGAACAAGCTCGCAGAGTTCGTGAGTTTATGAACTATCAAATAACTCAAGAGATGCCTGAATACTTTCCTGATTTAGATCAGATGTTGTTTCACCTGCCATTGGTCGGGCAAACTTTTAAAAAGGTTTGGTGGGATAGTAATTTAGACAGGCAATGTTCGCAGTTTGTAAAAGCTGAAGACTTTGTTGTTGCGCCAGAAAGTAAAGATATTCAAACTTCACCTCGTTACACGCATGTTATCCGCATGCCGAAAAACGATTATAATCGCTATGTTGAATCAGGCTATTATTTACCTAGCGACGATAAAGGTGGCGACATAGATCCTTCGGGAGATATTGTTGGCGAGGTTGAAGGTGTCGACCAATACGGTGACGAAGCTCAAGACGAAGTAATGACTCTTTTAGAGATGCATGTTTATGAGAACTTCGAAGATGAAGATGCTGAAGTTGCTATACCTTATGTTGTAACAATAGATTATGATAATGAAAATGTTGTAAGCATTCGTAGGAACTGGCATGAAGATGATGAAAGAAAAGTTCGCAGAGAGTGGTTTGTTTCTTATAAGTTCCTTCCTGGATTGGGTTTTTATGGTTTTGGATTATTTCATCTTATTGGTGGATTGGGTAAAGCAGCAACTGGATCTTTACGAGCTTTATTAGACTCAGCTGCATTTGCGAATATGCAAGGTGGTTTTAAATTACGAGGCAGAGTTTCTGGTGGCGAGATGCAGGTCAATCCTGGAGAGTTTGTTGACCTAGACGCAACAGTTGATGATGTCAATAAAGCTATTATGCCTTTACCGTTCAAAGAGCCGAGTGGTTCTTTATTTCAATTATTAGGTTTTATTGTAGATGCAGGTCAGCGTTTTGCTAGTACTGCTGACTTGAATGTTGGGGATGTAAATCCTAATGCACCTGTTGGGTCGACTGTTGCTTTAATCGAGCAAGGTAGCAAGTCTTTCTCAGCTATTCACAAAAGGTTGCATTATGCCCAAGGTCAAGAGTTCAAGCTAATTTCCTCCCTGAATGCAGAAAACTTACCTGAGCAATTTACATTTTCTTTAATAGGAGGCAGTTCTGAAATCTTTGCTGCTGACTTTAATGATCGCATTGACGTCTTACCAGTTAGTGACCCCAACATATTTTCTACTGCCCAAAGGATTGCTCAAGCTCAATCTGTTTTACAGATGGCTCAATCTGCTCCTGAGATGCACGATATGTATGAAGCCTATAAACGTATGTATGAAGCAATCCGCATACCGAATATTGACGAGATACTTTTAAAACCCGAAGATGCTCCGAGGTTAGATCCAATCGACGAGAACATGGCGACTATGTATGGTAAGCCTATAAAAGCTTTCCCAGAGCAAGATCACGACTCGCACATAGCAGTGCATATGCAGTTTATTCAAGATCCGTCGCTGGCAGGCAATCCTGGAGCTCAAGCAATGCAACCTATATTAATTGCGCACATTGCGGAACATGTTGCGTTATTGTATAGAACAAGAATGGAAGCAGGAGTTGGCGTACCATTGCCACCAGTACCAGATTACAAGTCTACAGAATATGAAGCTAAAGATATAGATCCAGAACTCGATAATCTTATTAGTCAACGTGCAGCACAAGTTGTACAACAAGCTCCTCAGATGAAGCAGATTGCAGCAATAACTGCACAACAACAAGGTCAACAACAACAGAATCCATTACAATATGCACAACAACTCGCTCAACTCGAAACTGAAGCCCTCAAAGCTCGTACGCAAGCTCAAATTTCTGCAGACCAAGCTAAAGCACAGTCCTCAATCCAAATTAAACAAGCTGAAGCAAAACAAGATATGCAAATAGAAGCTGCAAAAGCTCAGGCAGATCTACAGGCAAAAGTTGCAAAGCTCGAAGCAGAGTTGCAATTAGAAAGAGAAAAGAACGCATCTAAAATACAAATGGAACGAGAAAAGAATGCAGCCGATATGCAGATGGAGATATTAAAAGGTGAATGATATCCTAGCATCTATTAGACCTATAAATCCTGGAGCTTTCGGCAATGTTGTTCTGCAACAACAACCTCAACCACAAATGCCTCCGCAACAAGGTGGCGATCAGATGACAGATTATTTGATGAATAAAGTAGAAGAAATAAAAAGAAGATTAGGTCAAGGCGACATGGGTGCTCTAAGTAATGTTGCTGAAGCAATGAGGAACCAAGGATGAACTATGGAGCTTTAAAATCTATTCCTAAGAACACAACCATCAATGGGCAACCTCACCAACTAAGTTATATTCGCCCAGACGAAGCTGAGTTGTTAAAAAGTATTGGTGGTTCTGGTCAGAAAGTTAATGGCGTTCCTGCTTATTTCTTTTTTGGTGGTAGCACTGGATTTGGTAGTTTTGGAGACTCTGTAGTAGATTCTGTTTCTTCTGGTTTTCAAGCTGTTAGTGATGCTGGGAAAGCTGCAGTTGATTTTATTTCTAATGCTGCCAGTGACGTTTATCAAGGAACAGCTAATGTATTGACACCATTTGATGATGAAGAATATATTGATGGTGTATTAACCAACACAACAACTAATTTGCCTGTAACTTCTACTGGTACAACCTCTACTAAAACATTTGATGAGGCATTTGCTGAAGCAAGAGGCGCAGGCTCAGAAACTTTTACTTGGCAAGGTGATGTTTATACAACGGATTTAGCTCCAGAGGTAATTGCTCCAGACCCAACAAATCTACAAAATATAGATGCACAACTTGAAGCCTTGAGATCTCAAGGATTTACTGCAGATGACCCCAATATAAAAGCTCTTTTAGAACAGAAAAATGTTGAGCTTGCTAACCTTGGTGATAAATTATCAGCAGGTGAAGACCAAGTGCAAGCTTATATTGATAAATTTGGAACATCTTATTTAGAAGATAGATTTTTAACTGGTCGGATTAATCCAGCTACAGGACTTCCTTATCAACCTAGAGATACGAATATTGTAAATCCTTTAGACGCAGACACAATGCCTTACACTCCTGGAGGCTTAGACGATGACGAAATTATATATTTAGGTGGTGATCCATACAGCTCAACAGTTGATGGTGTAGATATAGAAACTGGTCCTATAGTTAGTGAGGATGGAAGTGTTGTTCCAGTTGAAGAAATAGACCCAGTTGTTTTTGATGATGTTGATAGTGGTGGTGTAACACAAATTGTAACAAAAACAATTACACCTCAAAATTTTAATTACGCAACTGCAAACGAAGGTGGCATGTGGTCTCGTTTTTTAAATAGTCCTTATTCTCGTTTTGGTGTTGCGCCAATACAAACAACGCAAACAATAACATCGGTAAATCAGTCTGACGGTTCAACACTTTACTATGATCAGGAGGGGAACTTAATTGATCCTAATACATTAGCATGAAAATATTAACTTTAGATGATGCGTCTGGATATGGTGGTCAACAATATTATGTGGATGATGCAGGTAAATTTGCTGGTTTAGTTCCTGCAAATCAACCAACGACACCTGAGACTCCTACTTTTTCCTATCCAGATCCAGTTTTCAATCCTTTAGAAAATCCTAATGCATCTATGGAAGATGTAAAACAAAACTCTATAAATCAACTTTTAAATTTTGCAGATCAAACAGCTACAGCAAACCAACAATTTAGTGATCAATTAGGTTTTGAGACTGCTCCACCTCAGACAATGGATGATTTAACATCAGCTCTTTCTGTTGCGCAAGACTTGAACCTTGATCCTGCACAACGTTTTAAAAATAGAGCGAGCGATCTAACAGGTGTTACATATGGAGATAAAAAAGCATTCGAGTATGATCTCGGTGATGCTTATGATAATGTTGTTGCAGTCAGGTCAGGCAACAGCGTTAAGTTTTTCCAAGATGGCGAGAGAGTAGGTTCTGATGTATTAGGTATTGATAGCTTGAGTGGAGAAAGTGGAAATCAAAAAATAAGTTCTTTATTCAATCAATTAAGAGATCAAGAAACACAAGAAGTTTACGACCAGTTCGGTGGTGTTGAAGGAGATTTAGTCTCTCAATATTTACAGGATCAAGCTGCAGCAGCAAAAAGACGTGCTGACGCAGATGAAAGGTCTGATGAAAGAGATGCAAAGAGATTTGAAAATCTTAGAAATCAAGTTGCTAAAGAAGCTGAAGCATTAGGGATATCTGTAAAAGATTATTATGAGTTGCCTTTTACCATGAGAGCAAGAATGGCAGGGTCAGATATTGCAGAGCTTTTCAAAGGTGACAATAGTGGTTTGGGTGTTCTCGGCGATGTAAATTTAGCTAAATATCAAGAAGAGGCTTTACCATTTAAAGGCAAAGGTGGAAATGATCCTTTGGACTTTACTGGTTTTGAGCAAAGATATGCTGATGATGGTGCTACTCCTCCTTTGGCAGGAGGTTTTACAATTCCTGGAACAAACATTACTATTACAGCTCCCGAAGGTGACAATGATCCTTTTCCTCCAACCAATGGTGGTGGAGATAAATATGGAAGAAGACCTAAGTTCGGAGCTTTTGCGAATATCTCTGGTGGTGGTGGTGGAGGAATCTGGGATCGATTTAGAAGTAGTTATTTAACAAAGTATGGTTTAGAAGGTGAGTCTGCAGACATGGATGAAATAAAAGTTCGTTATGACCCAGAAAGTGGTGTTTACTTTTACCCAGACGGCACACCTATTGATCCTGCTGATTTAGAAGGATTAAATATCAGCGATACATTCGAAGAGCAAACAGGCACTGAAAGATTTAAACTTTAAATAGGAGGTCAACATGGCTGAAGAAACATTAGATGAGCAAATAAATAGACTTCTGAGAAACGAATTAGGATCAGCAACAACAGACCAAGAAAAGATGCTTGGTCAGAGTCGGATAAATCAGGCACCTGTTGATCTTCGGATGGATCCAGGATCAGCAATGACTAATCAAGAAATTGATATGATCAACAGTGCTCAGATGGGTCTTATGGAAATTGACCCATCAGGCACCAAAGACATTATTGATGGTCTGGAAGTCACCAAGAAAAAAGTTATGGCTGGTGGTCAATTGAGTGAAGGTGAGTCTTCTGGCATTATGTCTATTTTGCAAAAGATTGGTGGTGCACTTAGTGGTTTAATGGGTGATGGTGCTGAACAAACATTGCAGCAAGTTATGGTTGATGGTAATGTAGCAATGTTAACTGCTAAAGAAATAATGTCAGCTAAAAATGCTGGTATGTTAGTTCAACCAGTGGATGTAGCAATTAGAGAAATGGAAATGAACAAATAGGAGGTCAAAATGGCTGAAGTAAATGTAGAAAACATGGAAGAGAACGCAGAGCTCTTTATGGAGAAGATGGGGTTCGCTCACGACTCCGAAGGTTTAGAACTATCAGACGATCAGCTCGTAAATTTTTTATTGCTTTGTCATCATATGCAATATGGCGTTGGCGATGAAGAAGAAATGATGGAAGAAGAAATGATGGAAGAACACGATGGCGACGTAAAAGTCAAAATAATGAAAGTCGGCTCAGGCGACGATGTTCACTCCATGATGAATAAAATATTAGGAGGATAGCATGCCTTTTAAAAAATACTCTCCAAAACAGAAAAAACTAGCACAAATCGCAAAGCCTAGAACAAAAATAACTGGTGCTGATTTTAAAAAACTTAAAAAGAAGAAAGGTAAGAAGTAATGCCACACGGTAAAAAGCATGGTCTTTACGAAAACATTCGTCTTAAAAAAGCTAGGATAAAAGCTGGCTCTGGTGAGAAGATGCGTAAAGTTGGTTCTAAAGGTGCTCCAACAGCAGCACAATTTAAAGCTGCAGCAAAGACAGCTAAAAAAAGGAAAAAGTAATGGCTAAGAAATCAGTAGAAGCACCTAAAGGATTTCATTGGATGAAGTCAGGCAAAGGTTTTAAGCTTATGAAAGATCCTGCTGCTGGCTATAAAGCTCATACTGGTTCAAGTAAAAAAGCATCTTTCGAAGTGCAAAAGGTTCATAAAAAGTAATGGCTAAATATAAAGGCAAGTCTGTTAAGCTAAATAAACCTCGCAGAATTGCTAAAGGCGAAACTTCCTATGGCAAAAAGAAGTCAGTCGTTTATGTTATGGACGGTGATAGAGTTAAGCGTGTAACATTCGGTGACCCAAACATGCGCATTAAAAAGAATCAAAAAGGTCGCAGGAGCAATTTTAGATCTAGGCACAACTGCGACAATCCTGGACCGAAAACAAAGGCACGATATTGGTCGTGTAAGGCTTGGTAATGGGTGCTAAGTCTAAAGCAGTAATGGGTGCGGTTGATGCTTTAGGCAACAAGATCGGTGCATTGGGAGATTATCTGAAAGAGTTTGATCCGAAAACTTATTATCATTACAGCGACAATCCTGATATAAAAGTTTTTAATCCTAATGAACCTCTGGGGACAAAGGACAAGGAAGGCAATCCAAATTTTAGAGGTGCAACATATTTTACCAGCGACCCTAAATATCTTGATGAGTTTATTGAAGCCACAACGGATGGTGTTCCTCTTGAAAATTTTATTAAAAGAAGAAAGATGTTTAATGAATTTATTGGTGTCAATAAAGAAATTGCTCCAACAGTTTATCCAGTGAAAATAAAAGCTGATAAAATATTTGATTATACAAATAGAGAGCAAATTAATGCTCTTAATAAAGCTCTTGCAAAAGACCCTCATGAGTCTTCTCTCTCCAACAGTGGGAAAAGAACCAATAATTTCTGGAAAGATTCAGGAAGTTGGAGGTTTTACGAACAAGAGCATGTTAGGAAAATATTAAAAGAACAAGGTTACAGAGGTTACAAACCAAACGAACCAGAAACTGTAGCATTATTCTATCCAGATAAAGGTGATGTAAGATCTGTATTTGCTAAGTTCGATCCTAGCAAGTCGAAAAAAGGAGAAATATTAGCAGCAGTTCCAGCAGGAACATTAGGTGCATTAGGAGCAATGGATGGCGAGAGCAGCAATTAAAAAAGTAGCACAAGCAGAAATACGTGCTGCAAAAAGTTTTTTAGAACGTAGGAATATATCATCTGACGAGATCTCTCCTAAGCAGTTCGCACGTGCTGCAAAAGAACTAGACAAAAGCTTCGCAGAAACTCTAAGAATATTAGCTCGTGAACTGTCTGGGGGTCAAGTATAATGGATGAACAAGAATTTTTAGAACGATTCGGAATGACTCGTGAAGAGTATGGTAACAAGTATGGTGTTTTACAAGATCCTAATATGGGCAAAGGAGCAACTCTTAGGCAAAAAGCAGTTGACAAAGTTGCAGGAGCTTTACAAGGTTTAGGCTCAGACCAATACTCAGCTTACAAAACAGCACGTGATATATTAGGTGACGCTGATTCTTCAAGCATCGCAGAGTCTGTTGGCGTTTTAGACTTTACACCTGCGCAAATACCATTCGCAATACAAGAAGCAAAAAGAGCTTATGATCGTGGAGACACATTAGAAGCAGGCATAGGTGCAGGAGTCGCAGCAATAGAGATGGCTCCAGTTGCTGCTGTTGCAACAAAACCATTAAAAGGTTTTTTAAAGAGCTTAAGAACGAAGTCTATGGCCAAAGAAGCACCTGTTGATCCATCAAGAAGAAAAGCATTAGGAGCAATGGCTGCAGCACCTGTTGCAGCAACAGCTCTGAGTGACATTCCTGTTGGTAAAATTATTGATGATGTAATGCCAGTTAAGAAAAAAGCTATTTCTAAAGTAAAAGAGGTTGGACCTGCAGCACTCGATTCATTTAAAAAAGCTATCGATAATATAGACATATCAAGTGCTAGAAAAACATTTAAAAATTTTAAATCAGATGCAGATGCTGAAATACGTTTGGAACTTAATGATGACAATCCTACTTACAATGAATTTAATGCTGGAATATTTAGAGAATTAGGTTATGATCCTAAAAATTTACCAGAAGAGCTAAGTGACGAAGAGCTTTTGAAATTCGAAAGAATATCAAATTCAAAAAGTAATTTTGCATTTGATCCAGTTGAACTTTTGAAAGAAGAACGTGAATCAATTAATGCATGGCTAGATGGTGAAATTCCTTTAGCAGAAGTTGGTGAGACTTTTGAAGGACAAAATATAGCTCAAGATACTATACAAGAATTAATAGAAGAGTATGACTTGAGCAAAAAACAAATAAAAGAATTTTTAGGTTCAGATATTTTAGGCGATGCAAACTCAAAAAATAATTTTGAGTTTGATGATGTTGATATTTTTTCAAGTGACGAGGAACTTGAAAAATTTGAAGAAATGATAAAACCATGAGTGCTAAAGGCAGGATATTAGCTGAACTAGGTGATACAGCTTTTAGGTGGGTTAGTTCTCTTGCTAGTAAACTCGACAGACCTGCAGACGAAGTTGCCGAAGAGATGGGCAAGAAATTATCTAATTTAGAAGTCGAGATGCCTGAAGCTTTCGGTTTATTTGAGCAAAACGAACTTTATTCTATTTTAAAAGATGCGAACAGAGGTGACTCCGACGTTGCTATTATGAACCCAGAAGACTTCCGTAAAGTTGCTGCACAGATAAATACATCAGACCCAGCTATTGCTAAACAAGTTTCTGATAAAGTCGGCGAGTATATGGACGATGTTCAACAAGGAACAGCTATGGGAAGAGTTCCTTTATTAGAGTTTGAAACTCCTTATACAGACGATGTTGCTCAATTTGTTATGCATGATGGTCGGCATCGCAATAGAGCAATGGCAAATTTAGGTTCATTAAAAAACCTTGTAAGAGTTATCCCTAAAAAAGAAGCAAAGCTCGCTAGTGACCTCTCTGAAAGTGCAAAAGCTTACACCGAACAAAGCAGTCTGCAGATTCCTGGAGAGGGAGGCAAAGAGGTTGGTAATATGCGAGACCTTTTTAAATATTTATCTGTAATGGGAGTTCCTTTAGGTGCATTAGGAGGCATGATAGATGATGAACAGAACGGCATTTAACAAACTAATGAAAGGAGGTGAAAGTAAAATGATGCATGGTAAAAAGAAGCCAATGAAGAAAAAGCCAATGGGTAAAAAGAAGCCAATGGGCAAGAAAAAACCAATGAAGAAAGGTAAATATTAATGTCAGATCATAAAAAAGATGTTACTGTTTTTGTAACTGGCGTTTCTATGTCAGGAGGTGTAAAGAATGACGGTAACAGATCTGCTCAATCAGATAAAGAAAAATTTGAAGCAGAAAAGGCTAGAGATAGCCGAAGCGATGGTTGAAGGTCGGATCTCCGACTTTCAGTCATACAGTAAAAACGTCGGTATTGCGGAAGGTTTAGAACAAGCTTCTGAGATTATCAACGAAACATTAAAAAAATTAGAAGAGGATGATTAACATGTCTCATCAACATGAATACAAAGACGAATCAACAGAAGCAACAGTCGGTTCGCATCAACTACCAGTTCCATTAAATTGGAAAGTTCTAGTACAACCCCATCAAGTAAGAATGAAAACAAGAGGTGGAATACATCTGCCTACGATTTCTAAAGACAATGAGGAATATTTAACTGCTCATGGTCGTATTGCTTCTATGGGTGATCTGGCTTTTAAAGATCGTGACACTGGAGCTTGCTGGAAAATGAACTCCCCAAAAGTTGGGAACAGAGTTACCTATGGCAAATACGCAGGTCAAAAGGTAACAATCAATGGTGTAAGATTTCTTTTATTAAATGACGACGAATTAACGTCAATTTTACCAGAAGAAGTCGAAGTCACTGCATATTTAGCGACATAACTTGGAAGGACGCTACCATGGCAAATGAAGATGTAGTAAACGAGATCGAAGAAGAGATCAAAAAGGCAAAAGGTCAGCCAGAAGATTTCGAGATTGAAATAACAGATGACCCTAAAAAAGAAGCAGTCGAAGAGGCTAAAGACGTTGCTGAAGAAAAGAAAGTCGAAGAAGAAGCTGAGTATGGAGAAAAAGTCCAGAAAAGAATTAAAAAACTTGTCGACCAAAGACGTGAAGCCGAAATACAAGCTCGTCAGATGCAGGATCAAAATGATCAACTGTCTAAAAGGTTAGAACGGCTCGAGCAAGGCTCTGTAAAAAACAGCGAGCAAGCATTCAATCAACGCTATGCACAAACAAAAGCTGCATTGACCAAAGCCGTTGAAGAAGGCGATACTGAAGCTCAAGTAAATTTTCAAGAGCAGATGGCAGACATGCGTGCTGCAATGCGTGTTGCTGAAATGCAAAAGCAAATGCGTGCTCAACGTGCAGTCTCTCCAACAGTCGGCAGAGCTCAACAAGCTGCAACTCAACAAGTTCCTGAGAAAGCAAATACTTGGTGGCAACAAAATCGTTGGTTTAATTCTAATGGTTTTGAGCGAGAAACTGCTGCAGCAAGAGCAATCGACGTTCAATTAGATCTCGAGGGTTTTGATAAGAATTCTGACGAATATTATGAAAATCTAAATAATCGTTTACTTTCTATGTTTCCAGAGTTAAACTCAGGAGCAAGTCCGACGAAGACTAGAGCAAAAAGTAGACAACCAGTTGCACCAACTACAGGTGGCTCATCTTATAAGGGCAATAGAGTGCGTATGACGCAGGATCAACTCAGGATGGCTAGGGAACTTGGTATAACAGATGAAGCAAGTCTTAAAAAATACGAGGCTGAAATCAAACGTCAACAAAGGAGTCAGTCATGACTGAGAAAAGAAACGTGCGTGCAAACGAAACTCGAAATTCCATGCGTGATGAGCAATCTCGCCCAGATACTGCATGGAAACCACCGTCATTGTTGGATGCTCCAGAGCCACGTCCTGGCTACACTCAACGATGGATTGCTACCTCGATTCAGGGTAAAGAAACCCCAGACAATGTATACAAACGTATGCGAGAAGGATGGGAACCACGCAAAGCCGATACTGTGAAAGAGAAGTTGTTTCCAACTATCAATCACGGTCAATGGGCTGGGTCAATCGGAATAGAAGGGATGTTGCTTTGTGAAATGCCTGTTGAAAAACATAGGCAAATGAAGAACTATTATCACAATAGGAGTGTAGAAGCAAACGAATCAATTGCAGGCGACCTAGATGCGTTAGGACGAAACACAGGACAACCGATCTTTCAAGAAAGGAAGTCCACTTCGAGCCGTGGCAGAGACCTCTCTGTTATGGATGATTAAACTTTACGCTGAAAGGAGCGAATAATGGCTAATGTAGATGCAGCCTTTGGGTTTGTCCCAGTTCGCCATATGAGTGGTAATATTCCTCGTGCAAATAAGTACACTTGCGCTAGTGGTCTTGCAGAAAACATCTTTACAGGTGATCTTTGCATTATCATTAACACAGGTCTTATAACTCCGCACACTGCAACAGAAACTAATAATATTGGGGTCTTTGCTGGAGTATCTTATACTGCCTCAGATGGTTCATATGTTTATAGTCAGTACTGGCCAACAGGCACGACTGCTACAGACATAATCGCATACATATATGACGATCCATATATTGTATATAAAGTACAGTCCGCAGGAGCACCTGCCCAGACTAACATCGGTAATTGTGCTGATGTTGTTGCTGGAGCTGGTTCAACTGTGACTGGTCAATCAGGTTTTGAAATCTCTGGTACAATGGCAGCAGGTACTGCCACTTGTAAGATTCTCGGTCTTTACGAATCACCAGACAATGCTTTCGGAACCAACGCTGTCATGGAAGTGCTAATTAACGAGCATCTTCTAAAAGACAGTGCAGGCATATAGGAGGGTATGAATAATGGCTATGAATAGAGCACAATTTGCTAAAATGCTTGAGCCAGGACTGAATACTCTTTTTGGTCTTGAATACGACAGCTATCCACCAGAATACTCAGCAGTGTTCTCTTCAAACAGCTCAAGTAAAGCTTTTGAAGAAGATGTATTGTTGCAAGGTTTTGGCTCTGCACCAACTAAAGACGAAGGTGCAGCAATCTCTTATGATACTGGTAGTCAACAATGGACTGCACGTTATCAACATGAGACGGTTGCTTTAGCATTCTCAATCACTGAGGAAGCTGAAGAGGATGGTCAATATGGTTCGATTGCATCACGCTATACTAAAGCACTCGCACGCTCAATGGCTTCTACTAAAGAAATCAAAGCTGCAAATGTTTTAAACAATGCACAGACTGCTGGTTTTAACGGTGGTGACGGTGTTGTACTTTTAAGTGCATCTCACCCAACGACCAATGGCAACCAGTCTAATGTGTTAGCAACTGCTGCAGATTTATCTGAGACTTCACTTGAGTCTATACTTATCCAGATCTCGGATATGAAAGACGATCGTGGTCTAAGGATTGCTGCACAAGGTACACAGTTGATTATTCCAACTGCTTATACCTTTACAGCAGAGCGTTTGTTAGAATCACAGCTCCGTAC